CATGGCGAACATACTGTTCAAGAAAAAGGCCATACCAAAGCAAGAATGCCTAAAATGGGCGGCAGAACTATTTAAGGATCAATCATGAGAACAAAACGATATGACGGCGAAGACGGATCTAATGTTTCTTCTGATATGGATGAAGAAACTGGACAGAAATACAGTAGCCAAGCCCAAGATATGGAGCCTACTCCAGTTCCAAAAATGGCAGCAACCCCAAAGAAAAAGGTTGTTACCAAGGAAGAATTGGAAAAATCTGGTTTAAGCCTGCGTGATTACATGAACAAACAACAAGGCTTGGATCGTAGGCAACCCGCTAACTGGAAGAAAAATGGATTTTATGGTTCTGAAACAGGTGGTGATGCTGCTGTGATGTACCGTAAAAAGATGGCTACAGGCGGCAAAGCCTTTGCCAAAGGCGGTAGCATTAAAGAAGCTCGTATGCAACCATCAAAAATGGAAAAAGGTGGAGATCTCAAAAAGGGAAATCTACCACGTGGCGAACATGCTATTCAGCAAAGAGGACATACTCGGGCCATGATGCCCAAGATGGCTGGCAATGACATTGGCACTAAATCCCCCAAACGCAAATAAGGAGTCAACATGAAAGACGCACACGTACCCTTTATCCCCCACGGTAAAGCTCCACATGATCATACCCACAAGATGCCTAAAGAGCATCTTAAAGAACATATGGTTGGAGGTCATATGCATCATTCTGAGCATTACAAAGAACACGCAGCAGGCCATAAATTGCATGATGATCACATCAAAGCAATGTGCGGCGGTGGTTATTCCAAGTAAGGGGTTAACATGAATCTTACGCCTCTAGCTTTGGCTGCCTTGTACGCCTATGCAAAAGGCCAAGATCAGCCCGATAAAACCATTCCTGGCGCAAGCCCTGTTCCAACAGATACTGCGCCAGCTACGCCAGCAGCACCAGCCCCAACGCAGACACAAAGTGCTGCGGATGTATTGGCAAGCAATCAAGCTTTAAACGCAGGTCAGAATGACTATGACAGCACAGGTAATATTGGCCAAACACCAGCAGTAAAGCCTGCTGCACCAGCCAAGAAAAAACCTGTTACTCCTGCGGCTACTAAGCCTACAGGCCCATCACAGGCCGCTGTATCTGATGCAGAACTAACGGATAGTGCAAATAATCCAATTAGGCCTGCATACAATCCTCCAGATGCTAGGCTAACAAGCCTTAAAAATTCGCTCCAATGGAAAGCTGCCACACCAGCAATGCGTCAGCAAATGCTAAATAACATGGGTATGGATCCATCATTGGCTGCTGAACCCTCTTCCAGAAACCCAAGAACTGGCAGGGAGTACTCCAAAGGCGGTAAAACCCAAGCTTACGCCAAAGGCGGTGTTGTTTCAGCCAGTAAGCGTGGTGATGGTATAGCTAGAAAAGGTTTCACCAAAGGGGTGATGAGATGATGGCAAGCCGTGGCATGGGAGCTATTAACCCTTCCAAGATGCCATCAGGCAAAAAGATTATCCGAAAAGATAATCCTAATGCTGTTGAAGAGTACAAAGAGGGCGGGGAAGTCTGGGACAAACCCCGTCCTAAAGATTTAGGCAAACCAAAAAAGCTAAGTTCTTCCAAGAAGTCTAAGGCAAAAGCAATAGCCAAAGCTGCTGGAAGGCCTTACCCTAATTTGGTTGACAATATGAGAGCGGCAAAATGACCACAACTTCCGGCACAACAGGGTTTTCCCCTGACTTCACAGAAATTGCAGAAGAAGCGTGGGAACGTGCTGGGAGAGAGCTACGCTCAGGATATGACCTACGCACAGCTCGTAGGTCAATGAACTTTCTAACCATTGAATGGCAAAACCGTGGTTTGGATATGTGGACTTTTGATGAAGGTACAGTAACCCTACAGCAAGGTTTAAACACATATCCTTTGCCAGAAGACACCATTGATTTGCTGGATCATGTAATCCGAACCAATGCCAACCAGCAGAATAATCAAGCTGACTTGAACATTACAAGGATCAGCATCAGCACCTATGCCACAATACCCAATAAATTAGTCCAAGCAAGACCAATTCAAGTTTGGGTTCAACGTGCGGCGGGGGAAACATCTCCCATGTATGACTCATCCAACGCAGCCATTACTGTGGCCAGCGCAGTAAGTACTACAGATACCACAATTACATTAACCTCAACAGTTGGCTTCCCTGCGTTTGGATATGTCTTGTTGGGGTCAGAAACGATTTTTTATAGCTACATTACTGGTAATGTATTGGAAAACTGTTTCAGGGCGCAAAACAATACAACAGCATCGTCCTACACTACTACAACCAAGGTTTATCTACAGCGCCTACCTGCTTTTACCGTTTGGCCAACTCCTGATGGATCTACGACCTATACATTTGTGTATTGGAGAATGCGTAGGATACAGGATGCGGGTAACGGCGTAGAGATTCCCGATATGAATTTTAGATTCCTGCCTGCCTTGGTGTCAGGATTGGCCTTTTATATTGCCAGCAAGACACCTGAATTGCAAAGCAGGGTAGAAATGTTAAAGGCTCAATATGAAGAACAATTTAATTTTGCGGCTGGTGAAGATCGTGAGAAAGCTGCGATACGCTTTGTACCTCGTCAGATGTTCATTGGCGGAGGCAGTACGTAATGGGAAACAGGTTCGCATCCGGTAAATATTCTATTGCCGAGTGTGATCGGTGTGGCCAGCGGTATAAGCTAAAACAGTTGAAGTTCGAGGTCATAAAGACTAAACTATATCAATTGAAAGTTTGTGAAGAATGCTGGGATCCAGATCACCCGCAGCTCCAATTGGGGATGTATCCGGTGGATGATCCACAGGCTGTAAGACAGCCAAGGCCAGATATCACATACACAACGGCAGGTTTAAACGGATTAGATTTAAACCTAACAGGTTTTGGTGGTTATCCAACGGGTGGATCAAGGGATATCCAATGGGGATGGAACCCTGTTGGAGGTGCTTCAGCAAATGATGTCGGATTAACTCCTAATTATTTGGTGGCAACAACGGCGGTTGGAACAGTTACGATTACATCATCTTAGGGGGTTTTATGGACAGAAAAGAAGTTAAACAAATTGCTGACACTGAGGCCAAGAAAGAAGTCAAAGGCCATGAAAAGCGTATGCATCCTAGCGGCAAGAAATTTTCCGCAGGCGGTAAGGCTGGTGTTACCAGTGAATCCATGAAGGCAATGGGTAGGAATTTGGCCAAAGTTGGCTATCAACACAAATCTGGAAGAGGTGGTTAATATGGCCAAGTATTCACACATGAGTGGCGGCAAAGAGAACGGCAGTGCTGAAGTCTATGCCGAGCCACATGTAGGCAATAAAAAGATGGACATCGAAGATGATGTTGGTTTGCCCGTAAATATGCCAACTCGTAAGAATTGGACACCTTTAAACGGTGGCGTTTCAATTGGCAACAATGACGAAGTCAAAACTAGCGGCATCAAGATTCGTGGAACAGGTGCAGCAACTAAAGGCGTAATGGCCAGAGGGCCGATGGCATAATGTATTACAGTGAGTTAGTTACCGCAGTTAATGATTACGTAGAGAATAACTTCCCTACGGTGGATCTGAATCGCATGATTCAGCAGGCTGAACAACGTATATACAATACTGTTCAGATTCAAGAGCTGCGGAAGAACGTCACTGGCACATTGACTTCCGGTAATCAATACCTATCCGCCCCGTTTGACTTCTTGTCTACCTATTCTTTGGCTATTTACCCACAGACTGGTACGACAGGAAGCTTCCTATATCTAATTAACAAAGACGTTAATTACATGCGGGAAGCTTATCCAGATCCAAGTGTCACAGGACAGCCAAAATACTATGCTATCTTTGGCCCTAACTCTGCGAACATGAATGAATTAACCTTCATTATTGGGCCAACGCCCAATGCAAACTACAACGCAGAATTGCATTATTTTTATTATCCTGATTCAATTATTCAGGCAGCATTGAGTACAACGACAATCACGGCAGCAGGATCTGGTTATACAAATGGCACTTATTACAATGTTGCTCTTACTGGCGGGACTGGCAATAGCGCTACTGCTACTATTGTTGTTAGCAGCGGCGTTGTCACTTCTGTAACATTGGTCAGCAAAGGATGTTATTACGCCGTGGGTGATCAGTTATCAGCCACAATAGGAAGTTCTGGATCAGGGTTTACACTAACCGTGACAGGTGTTACTAACGCTGGTGGAGAGACATGGTTGGGTGATAACTTTGATACGGCACTCATGAATGCAGTGCTTTATGAAGCTATTACCTATGTCAAAGGTGACGCAGACATGGTGGCCTTGTACAAAGATAGATACACACAGGCAATCACTCTACTCAAGAACTTGGGTGATGGCAAACAACGTGGTGATGCTTATCGTGATGGTCAAGTAAGGGTTAAAGTTGAATGATAGTCCAAACCCAAACAACCAGTTTTAAGGCAGAGCTTTATCAAGGCGTTCATAATCTATTGACTGATACGCTGAAGATGGCTCTTTACACTAGCTTTGCTAGTTTAAACGCTGATACTACTGTTTACACGACTACATATGAGATCACCGGGACAGGATATACAGCAGGTGGGAATTTAGTGACCGGGGCAACAGTTAATACGTCAGGCTATGTAGCCTATGTTAACTTTAACAATGTAGTCTGGACTAACTCTAATCTGATGGCCAGATGTGCTTTGTTGTACAACGTGAGCAAAGGCAATAAATCCATCTGCGTGATTGATTTTGGATCTGACAAATCGCAGGTAAACTTTACCATCACAATGCCAGCAAACACGGCAACTTCAGCGTTAATCCGCAGTTCAAACTAGGAGCTATCATGCAAAATGAAAACATTAAACCTACGGAGGCAGCGGCAGTAGCTGTTTCGTCTAACTCGTCTATCTCTGAAGATACGAGCGTCACAGGCAACTATACAGTCACTTGTACGGCTGCTGATGGAACTATTCGTTGGCAAGATACATTCAAGAATCTAGTAGTCAACGTGGGTAAAACTGACCTGTTGAACAAGTATTTTGCAGGTACTTCTTATACTGCGGCTTGGTATCTTGGCTTAGTGGATGGCGCTTCTAGCCCCACTTATAACGCTGCCGATACGATGGCTTCTCACTCGGG